GAAGCGATGTTGACCTTTATTTTTGATCCAGACAAGCCTCGGACAAAGCCAACAATCAGTGGTGACCCCAATCAGGATTTAGAAGCAGAGATACAGGCATGGGAAGATTTTAAGGCAGGGGTAAAGCGTTACAGGGAATCCAGAAGAAAGATAAGAAAATGAGAAGACGCAGAAACGCATCTATTGACCCAGAGACTACACCGAAGCGGGAGGTCAGGGTTGAAGCCAAGGAAACCAAGAAGGATCGTAAGGTGGACATCATCCTTGCCAAGGCGGAGTTAAAGACCGCCAAGGGTGTGGCCCGTAAGTGGCTTTTCGCATTGATAGCCATTGGCCTGGTGGTCTACTTTGTACTGTCGTCGGGTTCTGCTTCGGGTATAATTGACAAAATCAAAGACTTCATACCATTAGTTCAGGAGGGTTAGTGATGAAAAAGATCAAAGAGATTTTCGCAGCCATTAAAACCAAGGACACATTAACTGCATGTGTCATAGCTGTACTCACTGTACTTGCTACGGTGATCAATGACGCAATTGGTGGGGAGAACCCGTTAATAGGCAATGAGTTTATACTCACCGTTGGTGGTGGCATCAGTGCCTTCCTAATGGGATCACATCGTAAGACTCAGACACCCATAGGAAAAGACAGTGAGTGATTTAGAAGACCTACGTAAAGACATGTCTCGCATTGAGATAAAGGTAGAGCAGGTACTGACTAAACTGGAACCTATCTCCAGGCTGTACAGGGGCAACGGTCAGCCCTCTCTGGACGCGCGTGTGTCTGTTGCCGAAAATGACATCCAGGACGCTAAGAATGCCTCTCAGTGGGCTTCTAGGACGGCTATAGGGGCACTAATCACTACTGCTGGAACTGCCCTCTGGTACATCCTGACTAAGTAGGATTGTATCCACTTCTATCACGAGGTCTTTAAGCCTGTCCAGTGGTACTATTACCAGCCATGGTTGGAGGTTGGATCGGTGCATGACTACAGGGACTTGTCCTTTTTCAGCATCACGTTCTGCCTGTTCCATCCATTTGTATAGTGTCTTAGTCCCTGACCTCCAGTCCAACCACATCGGGTTCACCGTCGTCCATACCACAATACTGCTGTGACCTTCGCCAATGCGGCCCTGGAAGCAGTTTCTTGAGTTGCTGTACTAGTTCCAATTCTCCACGCTTACCTTTCTGGTTGCTATTCGTCATCGTATATCTCCTCTTCGTCATCCTCGATCTCATCCCATGCGTGTGCGACTACACGGCTACCACATTTAGGGCAATCCCCAGAGGCAATGTTGTCAAACCACACATAACCACACTCACAACTATGATCCATACAAGCCATTAGGAATCCTCCTGATCTCCGTATCCCCTACGTCCTGCTGTGGCCAGGTGGATCAGGAACCTGACCAGACCTACCTGCCTGAATCCTTCTGATATTAGCTTACGATGTATATGAAGCAGTTGCTCCACATCATTCGTCAGCACTCTCACTCGTCGTCGGTCCGTTGATATGTATCTGATCCTCATCCTAGTTTCCTTTCAAAAAGTTATGTTACCCCATCCCCCATCCATAATAAGTGAATAATCTACTGAACCAAATTCCCAGTGCTACCGTAGCAAAGAACCAAAGGATTGCTTTGGCTATTTTCTTATGTGTCTCTTCCATGTTCATCGTAGACTCCTTTTCATCGTTGTAAAAGCCCCTGCCAGCATACAACTGGTCAGGGGTTCCCCAAAAGGCCAGGAAAACGAGAGTCTCACCCAACCTACTTAGCCACCAAACGGCAGCTATGTTTTACAGCCCACACCCTCCTGTCTCTCCAATACTTCTTCCCGCATAATGCGTACATTCGCAGGAGCCTCAATGCAGATGGTTGCCCTGCCGGATGATATAGATCGAATTTCGATTCTAATATCATTGCCAATAATAATCTTCTCGCCTGCTTTTCGTTTCAGTATCAACCCCATTATTTTTTCTCCGTAAAAAGGTTATGGAATATTTCCTGTTTCTCATCAGTCTTCTTACACGCAATTCTTAACAGATCCATCGACCCTGCAAAGTCCTCCGCAGGCATATCGAATATCATGGGTCGCATATCCCATACATACATAGGCTGTTGGATAGACTGCTTCTCAGCCAGTCCATAGAATGTCACTGTCTGCCCATCGAAACTGGCGGATAGGTAGAAATCTGTATCCTCCTTTTCCAGTCGGTAGTTGGAGATGCGTATTCCCTCCATACCTGGATACAGTCCAAGGTTTGAAGCAAAGCGACTACAGATAATGAACTTGCTCAGTCCCAGCGTGTGATCCTCAACAATGACATCAACATCATTGTCATCACAGTAGTTGCACTCATGCCAGATCTTCATCTGGGTACACCACTTTGAGAATGCCCAACCGCAGATGCAGTCCAGCAACATTACAGAAAAGGATCTGCTCCTGCCAGCGTAGTTGGGATAAGGGTCTTGCACCCTGTTTTTCTCTGCGTAAATCTTAGCGTTGGCTCGCACCCACTCTGGTACAAACACGTAAACCAAATCCGGGTTCTGGTTGTCAAATGAAAACATCCTGTTTCCTCCTCGTTGACTCCTAATTTCAAAACACAAGTCTAGTGCAATGTATCGGACTGATGCAATACCATACTTTAGGTTTCATAGATCTTTTTACCAATGATCGCATCCCTTCCCATTTGCAACTCCATCCAATAGCCTCCCATTGGCCTTGGTCCCATCCCTTTTTCTACAGCCCAACCCTCGGCACCATCGGTGTATTCATCCTTGTATGTGCCGCATCGAATCATATCAATCTTCTTGGTAACCAATGTCATCTTCTGGTTGAGGTAGGTTCTGTGGATCGGGAACGTGCCCTTCTTGTGTATGTGCCCACACACATAAACATCTGCCTCACCTTGCAACAGGTACTTCTGAAATGCTGTGATCTGTTGTGAGAATGCTCCCCCTGACCCATACCCATGGTGAGAGTAGATAGTAAATGAGTTACGTGAGTTATGTAGTCCACAGAACACCCGTATCCAGTTACCGTACCCACCAGCGGATACATTGCATTCAGGTTCCTTCATCCTGAGCATCGTGGTAAAGCGATCAATCAGGTCTACTTCATGCCGCTTCAGTATGCTTGTCTCATGGTTACCAGGACAGACCACAGCCAGGTTCTTGGCATAGGGCTTCCACCAATTAACTGCATTTTCAACCAGTTTATCAAGGTAGTTGGGATGGTCATCCTCCGGCCTGACTGATGTAGCCCCACGGGTTCGCCTGGGGTCCCATGCCCCCATCATAGCGCAGAAAAAATCACCGAACACACAGATAACTGCATCAATTTCCAGAGCCTTTTCCAGATCTTTTTTCAGCATCTCTCTATCGCAGTGTGGATTATCAAAATGGATGTCTGAAATAAGCAGCATATGCTGTGTTGATTTCAAACTACGAAACTTGAATCGGACTTCCTGTATGTTCCGACTAATTCTTTTTGTTGTAATCATACCTGCATTATACTTTACGCTTCACTGGATTCTATCTCAATTAAACGCTTGAGGTAGAACATAGCCTTCTCCAGATCCCGTATTTGCAGTCTGTTCGAGGTATGTTTATGCTTATATCGGACAAGGTATTTAAGAATCTGTCCCTGGTGGAATGTCAGATCAAGACCTTCAATTGCTTCCAGACACTCCATTGTCCCCCGTGTGTAATGAGGGGGTTTGTTGACCACATCTTTAGCTTTCGGCATTTTTCATGTACTCCTGAATAAAACGTATGTCCGAGTCTGCAATAGGTCGTACTGTGGGGGGACACAATACATTTTTTTTTTATACATAGACCGCTTCTCTCTGGTGTGGTCATTCCAGCGATCTTTGAAGCACTCTGTGATTCGTATGATTCGTTTGTTCATGATCTCCTGTGCTTCATTGCACATATCCATTTGAACCAGTGCCCGATACTCATCGTCAGACGGGTTGTCTGGTGGCATGTTAAAGCGACCCAGATCCTGAAAGTCTGCTTTCATGCACCACTTCTTGTGACATGCACGACAAAGATCATCCCTATCAGGGAACTTTGCCTTAGTTTTGGGACACCATTTACATCTACTGGACATCATCTCTACCAGTCTGAAAAGTGTTGTTTTTGGGCATTGAACAGCATCCTGACCGCTGACTTGCGAATCGGACCGTTACGCCTCTTGATAAAGTGAATGTCAGCACAGTTTGGATTAGACCCCTTGTCACCGCTCCTGCCCCACCAATACAGACCAGCAACCAGATCAGCGTCCTGCTCTAGCTGACCTGACTCTTTAAGGTCACTGGCAAGGAATTCGATGTTGGTACGTTTCTCTATCTCTCTTGATGCCTGACACAAGGCAATCATTGCAACATTCTCTTCACGGGCAATAGATTTTAATCTAAGGCTGATGTCGGACACCTGCTCATACCTGGTCGCTTTGTTGGATCGTAAAAGTTGCACATAGTCTATCACAACAGCATCAATTTCGTATCCATTTTTGAATGCCCGTATCTCCCGTTCAACGTCCTCTATACTGGATACGCTACGGAAGTGGGGTGGAATCCATCCCTTGTAATATTCTTCAACCATAATCGAATACTTGTCTTTGTTTTCTATCCAGTCCTGTTCATCACAAACCCCTGTAATCTTCATCAGGCTACGCCTACCGACCTCAATAGCACTCATTTCAGCGTTGAGCATAAGGGCAGGGTGTCCATCTCTGGCTGCGTTCTCAAGCCACTGTGCCCCAATGGCAGATTTACCATGTCCTGGTCGAGCCATGATCAGTGCCATCTCACCCTTGGCTATACCATCTATCGAATTATCAATCCCAGGTATCCCGAATTTGACATAATTCCCTTCCTTCATGCTAGCAAGTGAAGCGATAGCACATTCCCTGAAGTCGCCTGTGGGATGCGAGGATACATGCTTGGGGATTTGTTTAAGTTCATAGGCTCTGGAAATAGCCCCCTGTCTGAAGTCCTCACGACCCGCCTTATCGTATCCATGCTTCTCCCCCCACTGCTTGAGTGTCTGGTCAATGTCATCAGGGTGCATGAACTCATCCAGCATTGCCATAACCAATGACATGACACAGGCACTCTTGGATTTATCCTTGAGTCCCTCCAGATCACCCTCCCATCTACGTGCCAGGAGTCCTGATGGTCTGTTAGCAATCCGTTTCTGGATCACAGGGTGTATTTCATCTGCGTCCCTCCTGACCGTCAGGGGTTTCATCCTGATCCCCAGTCGTGATGTGATCACCTTCAACTCGGCCACATCCGTCACCGTGAAATCTGGATACACAGTAGCCCAGTTCTCAAGGACATCCACGAAACGGGATTTGTTGTAATGGGGTAGCCGGATTAGATTCCCCAGCCCCTTACCTGTAAGTCGATCCTGTCTGGGATAGATCTCCGGCATGGGCAGGTCAAGATGGTTGGACACAGCAACGAAGAAGGATCTTGGCATCCATGCCTCAATGGGTGGTTCAAATAGCAGCCATACATGGGAACCAACTCCCGATGCACTCACCTCAACGTAGGGATGTAGCCCCTGTTGCTCCAGGAATGCGAAAAGGATCTCTGTCTTTTCCACCCATGCAGTGTCAGGGTTATCTGGATGGGAGTCAAAGTCCACGCAGGCCACATGGACATTGCTATCCCTGTTCAGTACATAGATGCCAATGCAGTTCTTACCAGAGAGATGTTGATCTTTGAATTCACCAACAGTGAATGGGTTGTTTAGTGCGTGAGGGCGAAAGCTGGCACCATGCGGTTGCATTGCAAATGTTTCATCGTTGCCCTTGAAGTGTTTTAATAATGATTCGATGTATTCATCCGTTAATCCAACTCGATCCATCTAGGACCTCCAAACTCCTCGTTACTGTTTTGCTTCCATTGCTCATGGTCATCCTCGAACCTATCATGATTGAGAAATGTACTCATGTGTAGACAATAATTCCCTTCATCCTTAACTCGTTGCTTTGGCCATGCCTTCTCATACAACTTGATCTTCTGGAGGATGTACGACTCATGGCTGCTTGACATGACCAGATCTGGTCGTTGAGCCGCTACACGTTCCAGTGCGTCCTTGTACGCCTTAGCTGCCCCCATTTTATTTGTCCTCTTCGGGTAGTGCCCCCATGCTTTCTCGAACGCAAGGGTATAGAGTTCATTTGACTTGACTTTGGTTACCCGCTTCCTGGTCTTCTTTTGCTCTGTCATCAGGACAAGAAGATCTCGTATCTCCACGAGCAGTGATTCAATGTTGTTCATATCTATCTCCCTATAGATAAAAAAAGCT